CTTCTAATGTTATTAACTCTCCCATAGAATATGTTTCAACGAACCCCATATTTAAGAATAAACATTTCATCTTAGTAGTAAGAATTGATTCAATTCTATTAACTTCTAGAATTTGTAGAGCAACATCTCTAAAATTCTTATGTTTTATTACATCGCCTTGTACAACCATTTTCTATTCCCTTTAAAGTAAGATTTTTTTATAAATATCATATTCTTATCATTTGTATAGTATAAAGTTAAAGACTTGTTCTCTAACATTGATAAACTAAACAAAAACTTATAAAAATAAAAAATAATATAAGCATTGATTAAATTTGTTCTATTAACTCGTTTGTCAAATATTAAATTGTATTTAGTAGCTTCCCAATACTTAACTGTGTACATTATCTATCACAAACTGAGCTTGCGCAATAGCGTCGTCTAAAGCATTATGTTTAACTCCTGCGTTCTCAATCTTTTTTCCCTTAGCTACAAATCTTCGAAAAGTCCTAAGATCCATGACATTAGAGTATTTCCAAAAAGTACCAACATTATAGAATTTCATAAATTCTTCAAGAATTGTTATATCAAATGTAGCACCATTGCCCCACACATTGACCATACTAGTTTTAGTTGTAGTGGCTGTTTGAACCCATCTTAAGAATGTGTTAAGTACGAAGACCGGTTCTTTAGCGGTATCACTAAACAATTTCTTAGCAGCACCATCTTGTTGCATCCACCATTTAATGGTATCACCATCAACTTTTCTACCATCCTTAATCTGTTTAGTTAAGTCTAAGACTCCATAGAAACTAGGACCAAGTTGTTTACTATCAACGTCAAAGAATACGGCTCCAATACTAATTACTGGACAACCTGCTTGAATACCTAACGTCTCTAAATCGATCATTATGTCTTTAATTTTATTCCTCTTCTTTCTGCTCTTTAATTATTCTGTAACTCTTACTAGTGAGATAATCCATGAAAGCGTGAATAACTAAGTTAACCTGACTATCCTCAGGAGTTTCTACGTATCTAGTAACAGCCCAACTTTTTATCAACTTCTTATCGTGTTCTGATATGTCTTTATAATCTAGATCATGGAATTTATTAATCATCAGTGGCACTCATCATCGTCAACCGGTTTCTTCATCTTATTGAACTCACTTAAAGCTCCGTGATAATCAAGATACTGTTTTTTAGTTTCTCTGACTCTACCTAGTATCTTTGAATCAACGAAAGATTTAATGTCTTCTCGATCCAATTTATCTAGATATTTTGATAAAACCATCTGTTCTGTCTTATAACTTTTGATTATCTCAGCTTCTTCCTCAACGTAGGATTCACCAGCGTCATCTATGTAGAAACAAGTGGTAAGAGAGATGTCTTTATAGAAAGACACAACTCTATGGAACCAGTTCACAGCTAGAGCAGGATTCAAATCAAGATAGAACGAGATCACAATTGATTCATCATGATCCCCTTCAAAATGACCAAAAACTAACTTAAATATTGGATTTTTTGCTTCGTAGAATGTAGCTATATGTTGATGTTCTCTATCTAAGGTAAGACCTTGATCAATTGAAGACATACATACTACTAATTCTTCAAACTCGTTGAATTTTGCCATCCATTAACTTTCTGTGTCTTTTATATATTGCGAGGGCGGGATATATTCATTTGGAGTTTTGTCATCATAGCACCAAGTAGGTTTAGATATAACAAAATCGACGTAAGGTTCAAGACCAAGAGCTTTAACTGCTTCCTTCGCCCACAACGAGCCACCTGCACTCCATACACCGATGGTATGCTTTCTGATCTTATGTTTCTTTAGTTGTTCTACATGTACTGAATGTGGAACTATCTTAGTGGATAAGACATTGCCATCAACGTCGGTAAACTCCATAGTTATACCTTTCATAGCAATTTCTTCAGGAGTTGGAGACCATTTAACCAATGTATCGTCAACATCGAACATCGTAAGTTGATTACAATCGATATACTTCATCATTCTATTTGTCTTTCTTTACGTCTTTCTTAAGATCATCTAGAAACTTTTGTCGCCATTCATCGTGTGTTAACATATCCTTATGAGGTCTTCTAATTCTGATAGGTTTCAATATGTTAGCGTTCTCTTCTTTTAGATATGCGTTCTCTTTCTTCAATGCAGATAACTCTTCTTTAAGTTGCTTTATGGTCTCCTTCAACTTCTTTTGACCATCTTTTGGAAATGTTCTATTTCTACCGCGCATCTATAATATTATACTACTTCGTAGTTATGTCACCGTACATAGTTAATTTTAGCGTCAAAGTGTTCTTTGTAAGTCTCGATTCTTCTTTTGAGGTGCTTCTTCATAAATTTAGTTTCAAGAAAATTGAAGTCATGAACAGTGGCTATAGTTTTACCAGGATAAAGTCTCACACATCTACCTACGGACTGGACAATTCCAACTTCTGACTTACCTCCTTGACAAATTAATAGATGATCTGTAGATTTTATGTCAATACCTTCTCCAATAACTTGAGTTCCTATAAGTACAGTTATCCTCTTATCATTGAACAATTGAATCGTCTCGGTTATAACTTCCTTGGAATCATCTCCTGATATGTATGAGTTAATTATCCCAAACGTCTCTAGATACTCATGGATGATAAGACCACATCTATCCTTCTTTGATACGAGAATAAGAATTTGTTCATTTGTACCTATCTCGCTGACTAAACATTTAACTTTCTCGAAAAATTGAGGTAGTTGACAATAATTAATATTGTATTCCTTCTGATATTTAGGAGAAAACTTACCATCTAGGTCATATATCTTAACTTGGAGCGGAGTTAGGAATCCGTCTTCTATAGCTTTCTTAGGTGGATAGTTATATAAAGGATTACTTAAGAATCCCCACATGTCAAGAGTCTTGCCGTCGTTCCTCATGAAGGTTCCAGTGAATCCATAGCGGTAATGGACGTGATCAATCTCAGTTAATAAGTCAGTTGCCGATTTTGATGCGCTATGATGAAATTCGTCGTACATGAGACAGTCCACATCCTTAACCAACTTCTGGAGTTCACCGTTCTTCTGTAATGAAGCCAAGGATTGGATGGTGCATATCCGGATGGGTTTAAACTTCTTGGTCTTCCTGACCTTCTCAGCGTTCACTATCTCAACGTTCTGAGAACCAAACCAACATTCAAAGTCATTATATAATTGTTGAGTTAATCCCCTAGAAGGAACTACTATCAAAGTATTAACAGCTATATCTTTTAAGATATAAGCCATAACTATAGTTTTACCGCTACCCACACTAGCCTCAAAGACTCCTCGATCGTTAACCTTAGCTAGCTCGATCATGTCTCGTTGGTAGTATCTAGGTTCAAATGGCTTGTTGTTCCACCTGAGGATAAGATAAGGATCTGGTTTTATCCGATGATCCACCGTATCGAAGATGGTTCCATACTCGTTTAATACATCCACAACTATGTTAAGATGTCCTGTTGGAAAGACATCATCGTTGAACCAACATACTGTCTCAGTAGCTTCAAGCTTCTTAAGTTGACCTAACAAGAAGTAGTACTGCTTCTTGGATCCACCGTTCTTAGCTTTATTAAGTTGGTAGAAGAGTCTTGACTTCTCAGCTCCGATGTCGTTCTTGTAGGTAAGAACTTGCTTGACCATCGACCTAACGTCAGGGTCATCTATACCAGTAAGTCTACAGAATGAGTTTGAGATCTCTAGCACCATGATCTTATAGTATAGTTTTTCTAACAGTTTGTAGATATATTTAATTACTTGATTACTTTCCTTAAAAAATTGATTAAAATAATATTTTTCACAAAAAGGAGTAACTTAATTAGTTACAACTTAAGAGTAGTTTACTTATAACTCCTTACTTATCATTAATAACTTCAAACAATTCAGTTGTTATAAAGATAAAAAAAAGAAGAAAGTTAACCAAGATAACTAAAATAACAGATAGATATAAGTTTTTCCTAACCTATAAGTTTACATAGAAGATGCTTTACGGAGATCTTTTATCTTCCTGGAATTTTTTATAGTTTCGATCATCACAATGTATCATGTGATATCCACTCGGGTTAGTGAAGGGGTTCCGTTTCCTACGTTAAATTTGCATAAATATTTGACATCTACTTATATCTTGGTTATCTATATAATATTTTAGATAAGGAGAATCTATGATCTACAAAGAGATGGTTAACAAATCTGATTTTGAGTCCCCTAAGATGAAAGGGATGAAGAAGATAGCTGACATGGTTAAGAGAACACTTGGACCCGGCGGTCTCCCCATCTTGATCGCAAGAGTTGGCCAAGCTTTAGACGGTACTCCTCTAGGTCCTAAGATCACCAAGGACGGAGTTTCTGTAGCGGATGAATGCTCTTCACCCATCCCAGAAGAAGATGTTGTAATCCAAGCTGTAAAAGCTATATGTAAGAAGACTGCTGACGTCGCGGGTGACGGAACTACCACAGCTATCGTACTAGGCGAAGCCATCATGATTGAGATGAACGCTCAGATGAACGCAGATCCATCACTTAATCCTCAACTTGTTAAACAATCAGTGGAACAAGCGTCGAAGAAAGTTATCGAACAATTAAAGTTAATCGCTACTCCAGTTAAAAGTTCAAAGATGATAAAGGAAGTTGCAACCATCTCAGCTAACGGTGACGAAGAGATCGGTGAGATCATAGCCCAAGCTTTCGATAAGGTTGGGGCTGAAGGTGTAGTTACCGTAGACGAAGGAAGTGGAACTGGTTTAACCTTAACTGTAGTCGATGGTTATCAGATAAATAAAGGAGCTCAATCGCGTAATGCCTTCTTCAACAATAAGCAGCAGACTCAGTTCGAAGCTGAGAATACGGCGGTAATCGTTGTAGACAGTAAGTTATTGAACTACACAGATGTTCTTCCAACATTAAATATACTGGCTGGAGTTGTAAACGGAAAACCAACAAAGAAGTTACCTCCATTTATTATCGTAGCAAACGAATTCAGTAACGAAGTTCTTCAGTTCTTTAACATACAGAAGAATGAATTAGGAATGCAAGTTTGTCTAGTTGAAGGTCCAAACGTAACGCATGTAAGATCTTCTTACTGCGAAGATTTAGCGGTATTTACTGGTGGTAAAAAATTAGGTGGCAGTAATAGATCACTAGCAGCTATAGAACCAACTGATATTGGTTTTGCTGGAAGAGTTATATCAGATAAATATAAGACTACTTTCTATAATGGTAATGGTCCTGAAGAAGAGATCTTAAATAGAGTTGACCAACTAAAAGCGTTAAAACAACAAGCTGAAAGTCCTTATGACGCGCAGATCATAAATGATAGGATCGCTTCGTTAACTAATGGTATAGCTAAGATTGGCGTTGGTGGTAACACAGAGTTAGAAGTTAAAGAGAAATACGACCGTATAGAAGATGCCTTAAATGCCGCAAGAGCTGCAATTGAAGAAGGTGTGGTACCTGGTGGTGGAACTACTTTGTGTCGTATATCTAATACGTTATCTATTGATTCCATCGGTGAAAGAATATTATGGGGAGCTTTAAAATATCCGTTGATTCAGATATTAGCTAACATCGGTGTTGAAGTTAGTAAAGAACTTGGAACACAGATAGCAACAACTCCAAACTCGGTCTTTGACGCTAAAGATAAAAAATTAGTGGACGCTTTTGAAGCTGGCATCATTGATCCAGTTAAAGTAACTAGATCTGCATTAGAGAATGCGGTAAGTATCGCGGTCCTGCTTAGTACAGCAGGTGGAGCTATAGTTTATAAAAATAAGTCTCAAGATGTTACACCTCAATGAGTTTATGTGATATATCTTAATAACGGAGTAAATAAAATGGACGTAAAACCAGGTGACATAGTTACAGTAAACGTTGATAATACACAGTCATCTAATACATTCATAGTAGATAAGATGGAAGACTCATACGCTTTACTTAGACATCCTTTAGCTCCTAGCATTTTGATTCGTCATTCTCTTGAGAACATTAATCTAACATCTGCTAATCCTAAAGATTCAACTGAAAGAAACATTGAGTATGCGGTTCAATATCGTCAATATCTTGATTACAACTCTTCTAGAGACTTAGAGTCAATTCAACTTTTCTTCGTCGTAAAAAGACAACTTACTCCTAAGCAAAAACAACATCTTGCCCAACTCTGTGGATCTATCGCGTCCATTAAGTTTAATGGTGACATAAAAGAAACCATGAGTTTCATCGTTAAGAATAAAGTTCTTCTCGACGAGTTCAATCTCATGTGGTTCAATAATTTTAGAAATTTATTTAACGGTTCGCAACCTATAACAAGCAAAAAACAAAGGGCTGCAATTTTTAACATAGCGGGATTTATCCTAGCTGAGTTAGGAACCACTTAAGTTATTAAGTGGTATAATTGTAGAACGGAGAAACAGAACGATGGGTAAAAGATCTCAAAAGACGGAGTTGACTAAACGGTTGATTCTAGAAGAGTTCGTTAAGTTCGTTAAGAAGAATAAAAGATATCCTACAGAAGTTGATCTGAAATCAATCGGTATCACAAGAAATGCTGTTCTATGGCATTATGGCACAGTAAAAGATTTAAGAACTGTTGCTCGCAAAAAATATCCAAGCATATTCAAGAATTTCATCGATGACTCAATCTTCACTCATAAAAACTTCAATAATTTAAAGAAGTTAGTATCTAAGCATAAGAGAATCATCGTAACGACGGTTGTAGCGGGTGCTGCAGTTCACAAAGATTTCTACGCAGCTCTAAAACACTATGCTGAAGATAAGAACGCTCTTCTTACGTTTATCCCAGTTAAAGATCCCGCGTCTAAAGGTAATTCCCCTGATTCGTGGAACTTAGATCCAATCATCGGAGCTGAACAGATCATATTTGGTGATATCGCTTTAAATGATAATCTATATATCAGCGGTATTAAGATCAGTGCCAAACAGATTAACCCTGTAAAAGGTTTAAGTCGTTTAAGTCATTCGTGTTCTTTTATCTATGGTTCACCTAAGATCATGTTAAAAGCGCACGCCAATTCAAATCATAAGATGCCGCATCTATCACTCTCTACGGGTGCTATTACTATTCCTAATTACGAGACTGATAAATTTATGAGTATGAGAACTGCGTATCTAGCTGAGTTCGATCATAAATTAGGTGCTATCGTGATTGAACTTGATAAAGATAATAAATTCTTCTTCAGACACATCCAAGCTGAACCTAAGACCGGTAATTTCGTTGACCTTACTGAGTACTATACTCCGCGCGGTAAACGTAAACAACCTATGTTAGCCGAAGCATTCTCTAGAGGTGATACTCATATTGGTGAAGAAGATCCAGAATGTATGAAAGTATGGGATGAAATCGCTAATGTGGTTAAACCGCGTCTTACCATAGATCACGATACTTTCAACGGTAAATCTGTGAATCCGCATATTCGCAAGAATATCGTGGCTAGAGCTTTGTTATCAAAAACTGGTCTATTATCATTAGAACATGAACTTAAGATTACAGCCGCGTATTTGAACGAAGTTCACAAGACTGCTAGAGAAGGAACTATCATGGTTCCTTCTAATCATAATGACTGGATCAGACGTTATTTAGAAGACGGCGAATTCAAGAACGATGAAACTAACTTCTTCATGGCGGTGGAGTTATTAAACGCCATCAGAGATGGTAAAGATCCGATTCAATTCGGCATTGAAAAGTTTATGAACGAAGAAGCTAAGAAAAGAACTAATTGGTTACAACGAGATAACGATTTTCGAATAGCTGGAATTGAACTAGGTGTTCATGGTGATCTAGGTGCTAATGGTAAACGAAATCCAACACTTCAGTCTTTAGGTGAATGTTACGGAGCTGGAGTATTTGGCCACTCTCATACTCCCGGAATCTTTAGAGATGCTTGGCAGAACGGAACTTCTACTTTTAGACAACTTGACTATAATCGCGGAGCGTCATCCTGGATGCAATCTTCCACTATAGTGTATCCAAATGGGGCACGCCAAATGATCTATAACATAAAAGGTAAATGGCGTCTTTAATAGTTTTACATATCAAAAAATCCATGTTAGTATAACATCATATATAAACAAAGGAGCATTTACATGTTAGTACAATTTAAACTTAAGATCGGTGAAAATGAGTTCACACTTTCTAGCGAAGTTGAGAACCAGATCGAGTTTTTTAAAACAGTTTCTTTCTACTCTTCTCTTCCAAAAGTTGGACCTAGTGGTGAGACTGACTTAAAATTAGTTTACCGTCAAGTTCAAAGTTATGAGTTCTTCTCGATCGTTTCTGAAAAAGCTGGTCTAGAATATAAGTTTGGTCAATTGAAAGAACCTAAAGGCGAGTTATTTGCTAAAGGTTGGGAACCAATCTATAATGCACAAGGATCAGACAATTCTCAAGACGCAGAATTAGCGCAAGAAACAATGCCAGAACCACAACAATTGGCTAAACCTGCTCCAGCTGCTCGCAAGACAACTACAACGACTACAACTACTAAAGTAAGTAATGGCGCAGTCGCTAATAATGCTAAGGCTAAAAATGCGGCAAGTTCAATTCTTAATAAATACGGAATTTCTTGATAATGGCAAAAACGAAGAACAAGAAGTATATAGCTAAAATTAAGACGATGAACGGCCAATATGGCGTTCATCAAAGTATCGAATCATCGAACGTTAATCCTGAGAATGATGATGGAAGTCCAAATAAATATCATACAGGCGTTTTGATTTTTTTCGATGCGGAAACTGGTAATAAATATCTTGTGAAGCAACTAAAGATTGAGATTCCAAAAGATGGTATGCACCCAAACTTAGCTAAAAATGGTTATACCGCCAATGTCGTTATCGATTTAGATAATGAATATCATGTTGAAAAATTAGATTGATTCCAATTTCAGAGTTCGGAGATTTCGATGTCTTTCATGCGTCTCATAAAATCACCTTGGGCAAAGGAAACTCTTGCTAACGGTGAACCTAATCCAGATTTTAAAGAATCTGTAGAAGGTCCAGATGTTATAGAAGGTTGCAATTTTACTTCTGAGTTTATTCAAGATCATAATCAACGCGGTTATAACATATATTTCTTTCCAAATCATCCCTCAAGAGATGTTTATGCAGAAGGTGTAAAACATCTAAGCGGTAAGCACATAGATGTTTTTAATTTCATATTTGCGGATATGGATCTAAAAGATGGTATTTACGCTACTAAACAAGACTTTGTTGATGAATTAAATTTATTTTCTATTAAACCAACTATGATTGTAGACTCTGGTAATGGTATACACGCTTATTGGCGAATCTCTGATCTTACTAGAGATAGTTACGTTTTTTTACAATTAGCTTTAATAAAAAGATTCAAGACTGACGAATCTGTTTTTACTGTTATGCAACTCATGAGAGTTCCAAGTTATTTAAACACTAAACGACACAAAGATTATGTTTTAGCTAATATCTTAGAAGACTCATCTGGATTAGTATACCAAGTTGCTGATTTTAAAGAGATTACAGACGTTCTTGGTGAAGAGTCAGCTATTAGAGGTCAAAACCATCTTAATAAATTAGACGGTAAATTGAAGATAAATCTACCTGAATATGTGAACGTAGACGAACTTCCAGATAAATTTATAGATCTAATAAATGACATAGATCATAATAATATTCATGCCTTATTCACAAATCCTAAAGAAGCCTATGGTGATAGGTCAGGAGCTGACATGAAGTTAGCTAACAATCTTTATAAGTTAGGATTCAACAAGAAGGAAACTTTAGCCGTTATATGTAACACTGAGAAAGCTTTATCTAAAGGTGGTAATCGTTTAGGTTACGCTCAGATGACGGTAGACAAGGTTTATACTGATAAGTTGAACGATAAGTTTCTTACGGTTGCTCAAAAATTAAGAATTGGGTCTAACGACCTAAATCTAGGAGATCCTGTAAACGGGACTCATTTCTTGGATTACTCGGTACTTAAAAACCCTTGGAGAAAAAAAGAAGTTTTAGGATTGATAGCCGGTGCGGGCGTTGGAAAAACCTCAATTTCACTTAAGATTATCAAAGACATCATAGAAAACAATCAAGATAACGACGATGTATTTATATTTTTCTCTTTAGAGATGCCTGAAGCTGATATAGTAGAACGCTGGATAAGGCTCGTAGGTGGAGCAAATTCACCGTTAGCTGATCGTTTATACGTTATATCAAATGAAGATCCTAGAGGTCGTCCTAGAGACATTGGACTCCAAGAAGTTTATGAATATACCACTTATATAAAGAAAACTTCTGGTAAAAACGTCGGTTGCGTTTGTATAGATCATATAGGTATATTATCGCGTCATATTGACTTAAATAAGAATCCTAAGTTTGGTATTGAGTCCGAACAAGGTGCGGGTAATGGTAACATCAGAACCTTATCCCTTGGAGCTTTAGCCAGACAACTTAAGAACATAGCTACATCGCTTAATACTTTTCTCATAGTTCAAACTCAAACTACTAAAGAGAAAGGTATAGGGGACATACCTATTCAAAAGGACGGCGCATTCGGTACCTCTGATTTTGAAAATATTGCAGACCGCATCATAACTATCTGGCAACCTTTGATGAGAGTTCAGCATCTAACAGAATTATGTTTTTTGGCATGGCAGTATGTTAAGATAAGAAACAAACATAAAGAAGACGGTATAAAAGTGTATCAACCTAAGTTATTAACTTTTAATATGAATAATGGAGATTTAAACGTTTCAACTCATTCAGAATACGTGGTATTTAAAGAGTTGTTCCCTCAAGCTAACGCTGCTAGAGAAGCTATGCTTAAGAAAAAAAGTGATGGATATTCTATTCATGCCGAATCTGACAACATTCGTCCTAGAGATTTGAAGTTAGTAAAATGATTCAATTCGGAAAATATAACTGTATTGACTCTATGGATAAGATTCTAGAGATTGATAAGTACTTAATAACTAACGATATAAAGAATTTTCAAATTCTTTCTCTTGACTGTGAAACTAACGGTTTAGAACTGTATAAGACAACTGTGATAGGTATCTCGTTTGCTACTAGTAGATATACCGGATTCTATCTACCCATACTAGAGTGGATACCGAATATAGAGTCGAAGAAAACAAAGACCATAAATAAAGAAGTGTATTCAGTTTTTACTGAAGGTCATTTGAGATCTCCTTGGACTGGTGACACTTATCCAGAGTTTGTGAATCCTAAAGATGTAGTAGTTCCTGATTTCATAGCACCTATACTTGAACGTTGGTTCGGTGACTCTAAACTTATATTTCATAATGCTCCTTTTGACGTTAATCATCTTCTAATAAACTATGGCGTTGATCTTAAAAATCAAGTGTTTGTAGACACCGCGTTGTTATCGCATCTTATAAATGAGAACTCTCCAAATGGATTAAAAGAGACCGCTTCTGAGTGGAAGAGTGAGTTAGGTTTTAATCCTTATCAAGACGCTGCAGAAGAACGTAGAGAACTTGGGACATCTGTTATTAAGAATGGTGGAGAAGTTACTAAGTCTGGTAAACCAAAGAGTATATGGAGAGGCGACACTAAGTTCGTGTCTAAGTATGCTTGTGCAGATGCTTTTTTAACTTTCGGACTATTTGAAGTTGGAATCAAAAAACTAGTCTCTGAGTTCTCAGAACGCGGTCTTGAATGGTTCTTTGAAGAAGAAGTTATGCCCGTATGTAAAGAAGTTGTTATGGAGATGAAGTTGCGCGGTGTTTATATTGACACCGAACATTTTAAAAAAGTTGATAAAGAGAATGATACTCAGATAATTAAGATGGAAGATGAGATTATGGAGAAAATAATTCCATATATGCCTGGATTCAAATTAGGTAAAACTTTCGACGAGATCGTAAGTCAGAACAAACTGATAAGGAACATTATAGCTCAAGAAGGTTTGTCTGTTCCTAAATTATTAGATAAGAAGACCGGCAAAGAGAAAGAAAGTTTAGCTAAAGCTGTTGTAAAGAAAGAGTATGAGAAGAATCCTCACTGGATATGGGGTTACATTTTAGGTGAAGACGAGATTAAGTATAGCAGTCAAAAATTAGCTACTTTAAAATCTAAGATCTTCGAAGAAGAGATGGGCAGACGTTATCTATTCAACTTAAACTCTAACGATCACCTAGCTTGGTTATTCTGTGATTGTTTGGGTATAGATCGTAAGAATTTACCTAAGACTGAGAAATCTACTGAAGAAAAACCTAGGGTTAAGATGGATGCTGAAGTTATAGAAGAACACATCTTACCTAAATTTCCGTGGGTAAAAAAATTACTAGTTTATAAGAGACTTCAAAAAGCGCAATCTACCTATGTTAAACCTGCTTTAGAATTGAATAAAGAAGGTTGGTTATATATGGATATGAAGCAAGGTGGAACTACTACTGGTAGATTTTCTTGCTCTGGTGGTTTCAATCTTCAAACACTTCCTAGAGTTGAGGAGTTAGACAACTGCCCTAGTTGTGATTCTAAGAATATTGAGGTTGTTAAATCCATTGAATGTCTAGCTAATCTTAAGTGTTTAGATTGTAGACATACAGAAGTTGATATATTCTGTCCCTCAGCGGTTAAGAAAGGTTTTATAGCTCCACCTGGATATAAGATAGTAAACGCAGATTACTCATCTCTTGAACCTAGATGCTTTGCTTATGTTTCAAACGAAGATGCTATTAAAGATGTTTATAGAAAAGGATTAGATCTATACTCTAAAGTCTATTGCGATATGTACGATCCTGATGGTAAATATTCAGCCGATCCTAAAGCTAGTAACTTTCTTAAGAAGTTGAACAACAAAGCTAGAGTTGATATCAAACCTTTAGTTCTTGGTATTCCTTATGGCGCCGGAGATTCACAAGTGGCTAATCTTACTAATAACTTTGTTGAGAAGATCGAGAACGGTGTGACTAAGAGGTTTCCTAATAAAGAGATAGGTAAACGAATCAGAGATAAGTTTCTTCAGACTTATCCTAACTTACATAAATACATGGAATCACAAGAAGACAAAGCTGTAGTTATAGGTTATATAGACGCAGGTATTGATAACACAACTCTTAGAAGACGCCATTTAAAGTACGCTAAGATCATAAGTGAGTTTCTAGCTAAAGAAGCACACTTGTCTTATGATTTATTTATGGCTTGTTCAAAAAAGGTTTTAAGCAAACCTAACATCAACGAAGTTGATTCTGAGGTCGGTAGAAACATAAAACTTACTTCAGTTCAATTAGCAAGTTTGTGTGAAAAACTGGACATAAGATACGAACAGGCTATATTGAAAAAATCTTGGAACTACATAAGATCATTGTTAAGATCAGATTTAAATAACGCAAAGAATCATCCTATTCAATCTCTAGCCGGTAGTTTAACTAATGTAAGTATGTTGTCTACCAATAGATTATTTAAAGATTATAATATTGATGGGTGGGTATTTTTTCAAGTTCACGATGAAATTGGATGCTATGTTAGAGAAGATCAAGCTCAACTGGGTAAGGAAATCTTGCAACGAGGCATGGAAGAGAATCAATACGCGTTATTAATGAAGAACGAAGTTAAATTGATTGCAGAACCAGTTATTTGTGATAATTTAAAAGAATCTAAGTGAGGTTAATTTGAAAAATGGTATTGTTGCTTTCTGCGGTTCTAAAGGTAGTGGTAAATCAACTTCGGCATCGATTCTGTCTTCTTTATTAAATGGTAATGTTCAAGAGTTGGCTTTTGCACAACATTTAAAAGAAGTGTGTTCTGGAGTATTTAGATTAGACATGAAATATTTTTTAGATCCTAAATTAAAGGAAGTAGAATTAGATACCTACATCTTGTTGAATAAGAATAGTATTGAAGAAGTATTAAAACAATTCGATGTAAAAGACTTTGACTATGATAAACATATTAGACCTCATATAAATCAAGTTCTTATTAAACCTAGAGAGTTATTGCAGTATATGGGTACTGATGTACTTCATCCTATTGACCCATTAATTCACGCTAAGATTACGCTAGCACAAAAGGATCCAAACAGATTAACGGTTATCACAGATCTTAGATTTGAATCAGAATTTAACTATTTACTTAATAATTTTAAAGATTTTATACCGTGTTATGTAAAGAACGCTTACGCCGAGATAGCAGCTAGTGTTGATAAACATCCTTCAGAGCGCGATCTCCAGAAATTTAAAAACAAATGTATTATTATCGAAAATAATTCCGATATCGCTGCATTAAAACAATCTATCAAGAAGATAGTAGACGAAAGATTATTATGAAATTATCAGTACAAGATTATTTAAAGATTATAGGTTTTGTAAGTTTTGTAACGTTATGTGTTATAGGTTACAACAAAGTTGAATCAATAATTAAAGACAAGCAAGTGTTATACGCAGAATTAGTTGGTCAAAAACAGAAATACGAACAACTATCCGCTTATTCAGCTAAACTAGCTATTGATTATAAGACTCAGACCGATTTAAAGCAACAAGCGGCAGTTCAGTATGCTAATGAACTCGGCGCCCTTAAAGGAACTATTAAGATCTTGTCGGATGCCACTTATTTGATCAAGGAAAAAGCCAGAGATTCTAAGAATTCCGATGTGGTGTTCTCTGGTCAAGGAATTAAGTTTGTTCTAAATGAGATTAGATTTAATGATGGTCCGCCTATTGGTTATGTTCTTATATTTGAAGATGGTAGAGTTGTTTCTAAAATGTATAACCATGAATTTATAGTTCACGAAGCTATATCTAGAGAGAATTCAGGTAGATATGATATTGTGTCAAAAGCTGACTATGTCCTTAAGTCTCCGTCTATTAATACTAACGGCGAGAAAAATTGGTTGAATATTCCTTATCCGTTAGAAATCACCGATGGTAAAGCAACTATAGACCCTGTTGAACAATATAGCACTCTTAAGAAATTCAACTGGTTTAATCCTAAATTAGACGCCCAAATCAATTTTGATGGTGATTCCTTTAACCCAGGTTTTGGCGTGTCATTATTAGGTTACGGACTTACCAGTAATGATCAAGACTATAAATTTGCTAATATAGCTTTAAACATCGATTCTAAGACAAAGAACATAATTCCAGTTTTTATTCCAGTTCAGTATCGTCCTTTCAATAAGTTGATCTCTAACACTTATATTGGTCCTGGCGTGTTCTATAATGGGGCAATAGGTTATACTTTTGGTGTTCAAGTTGGATTGTAAGTGATATTATAGACTGATGCAATACGAAGAAATTGAAAAATTAATCGAAGATCACATAGATCTTATTCACGTTGATGCCAATGCTCTAGCTAATAGTAAAGATAGATCCGCGCGATTTTTAGTTATTCAAGCCATTCTAGCTACCTATCTTAAAAGTTTAGAAGAAGCTAAAGCTCAACTTACAACTATAACTGAAGCGTCTTTCGCACAAGCTATTAAATATGCAAGTGGTAAAAATGTTACAGAGAATAAAATTTCAGCTTCGGTAGATCCGCAATATTCTTCCACTAGAGAGAACTCAGAGAAGTTAGATGCGGAAATCAACTGGATTAAGACACACATGAAGATTTTCGAGAATGCCCATATTTTATTCAGACAGTTTTTAAGGGAGTCATAATGTCAAAGTTCGATTTTTCAAAAACGATTAAGAGAGTTCAAGCCACTTTTGGCAAAGACGCTAGAATGGCTAAACAGATTGGTCTGGGTCAAGCGTTAGAGACTATCTCTGATGATCCTAAAGATTATGTAGTTTTAGATTCTTGGTTCAAGGATAAATATGGAGTTATGGGCATAAAGTTTGGTCACATGATTCAGTGGGCGGGAAAGTCTGATTCAGGTAAAACTTCGTTCTCGCTTTATTCGATGAGAAAAGCGCAAGAACAAGGATGTCCGATTATCTATGTGGAAACTGAAGGTAAGACAGGTCCTGAGGATCTAATAGCAGCTGGTATTGATCCTGATGGTGTTATCTGTATATATTCTTCTATTACTGAAGAAGCTTTTGAACTAATGTTAAAAGCAGTTGATTCTGTTTTTGTAGACTATCCAGATTCTAAATTATTGGTAGTATTCGATTCTTTTGGTAACACAACTTCAATGAGAGATTCCGCTATAAATCTTACAGAGAAAGGTCAGATGGTCGGCGGCCATGCTAAGACTAATAGACTTGGCTTATCTGCTATGAAGGCTAAAATGACGCGCGATCCTATCGCTTTCCTTCTTGTCAATAGAACTTATGATAATTTGAATTCACCCGGAAAAACAAATGCTGGAGGTTCATCGATAGATTTCTTTTCTATGTTAACAATTCAGACTGCAAGAAAAGGTTGGTACGAGAAAACTATTAAAGGTGAGAAAGTTAAAGTCGGAGCGGTTGTTCGATGGGTAACTTTTAAGAATCATTATGCTAAAGCTTTGAAAGACGATAAAGGAAATTCGTTATTTTTACCAAAAACAGCAGATTTTAAAATTACCGCTGAAGGTATTTCGCCTGTAGGTGAAAATGACTCAGAATAAAATATACACTATCATCGGGGATGTCCATTGTACCTTAAAGAATCTAGATAAGGTTAAGGAACTATTCGATATCGCAGAAGGACTTGGAAACGACGTCATTCTTCTCGGCGATCTATTAGATACCAAATCTATAGTTAGATCAGAGTGTCTAAATCTCTATATCGATTGTATGAAGAACTCTAACTTAAAGTTTAAAGTATTAGTAGGAAATCACGACTACCATCACTTAGAATGTTTTGATCATTCTTTACAACCACTTAAATCATTATCTAATGTTGAAGTTATAGATCAGATAACAACCGATGAGAACGGATTTGTTTTATTTCCGTATAGGCATGACGTTTCTATTATAAGAAAAGTTCTTAAAGAAATTCCTGACAATTCAATCGTGTTTGGTCACTTTGATACAGCTGGATTTGATTACGGCAACGGTTTCCTATGTGAAGCGGGACTTAGTCTTAAAGACTTCGCTAGATGTAAGTCTGTGATTTCGGGTCATTTTCATAAGTATCAACAAGAGAAGAACTTAACCTATCTTGGTACCCCGTTCTCCCATTCATTTGGTGAATCTAATCAGACAAAATATATAGCTACCTTCTCTAAAGATACGGGTCTAAATTTAATTGAAACTGCGTTTCCAAGACATGTAAGTAAAACTTTCGATTGTGATGGAACCGTTGATATCCCTGGACTAGACACAAGAGATTACAATAGAATCGTATTAGTAGGTAGAGAAGAAAACATTAATAAATTCCCTAAAGATTCTTACGCTGGATTAAATGTAAAATATGTTCACGACGTTAAGACTGATGGTAAAATAAACTCTATAAAAGAATCTAGCGATAACTTAGAACAGTTCTTATCGTGGGCTCAAGAGATTAAGAGATTAGACAAAAATACTACGGATCTTGGTCTATCTATACTGAGAGAACTAAATGTTAAATAAAGTAATTTTAAGAAATTTCCTGTCTTGGTCTGAACTTGAATTTGATATAAATTCCGGGATTTCGCTTATAGACGGATGGAACTACGATGACAATACAGCTGAAGGTAGTGGTAAGAGCGCTATATTTAATGCGGTCTCGTGGTGCTTGTTTGGTAAACTTCCTAAAGATACAAAAATTGATGACATTATAAAAGATGGTGAGACTAGTTGCCAAGTTGTTCTTATATTTGATAACGATAAGTACAGAGTGATAAGAAGTCGTAAACCTAATGATCTTTATATAGTTAACGTAGAGACACAGCAGAAGATTAAAGGTAAAGACGCTAAAGAAACTCAGACGTTAATTGAAGAGTTCGTGGGTTTGTCATTTGAGTCGTTCTGTCAGTCTATATACTTTGCTCAAAATTATGATAAAAAATTTATTACTTCTAACAACGAGGAGAAGGGTAAGATCCTCTCAGAGATTCAAGATCTCAATATTTTTGATAAAGCTAGAAAGAATACTTTAGAACTTATAAAATTAGAAGAATCAACGCATGCTACTTTAACTAAGAACTTAGAGTTAAAAAGAAATGAAGTGGAGTACACAAAACAACTTATCATTTCCGAAGAACGAAACTATCAACTTCAATTAGATAATATAGCTAATCGTAGAATTTACTTAGAATCTAAGAAGAATGAAGCAACGTTGAAAACCGACGCGTTGTTAGAATCTATGCGTATCAAAGAGAAAGAGCTAAGTAATAAGTTAAGTCTTATTGACAACATGAATGTTGACATTTTAAGAAGTGATAAAGATAATTTACTAGCGGAACTGTCTAAGTTAGAGTTAGCTAGATCAAGTATTGAAACTAACAAGAGATCCTTAGATAAAAAGAAACGCGAGATAGAGAACATACTGAATAGTATTAAGTTAATTAGCACTAAGAAGGCGCGTCTCGAAGAGTACGCTAAGAACGACAATAAGAAGTGTCCTACCTGTGGCTCTGACGTTAATAATTTTGATCCGATAACTCATCAGCAAGAAGTTGATCTACTAGATAAAGAGTTAGCTAACTATGTTGAAAATCTATCTATTGTAGATGTAGAGATGGAAGCTTATAGAAATACCCTAGCTTCTTCGGATGAGAGTAGTTTCAATCTAAAAAGAACTGAGATTCAGGAACAAATGTCAATCCTAACTAAATCTATATCAGCTCATGAAACTAACATCAGTAATGCAGAGTTTTTAAGATTCCAAATAAAACAGATAGTTGATAGCTGTAATACGTCAGTAAACGAAGTAGCCAAACTACATTTAGAGTTAGAAAGATTAAATGAACAATCTCTCGTGATTGATGAATCTATAGATTAAAAGACAAGATGACATCTGCAGAGATAGAAGTTACAGAACTTAAGAAACTAGCTACTGATAAATATGATTATATTCAAAAATTACATCTACTTAAGGACGGTTTTAAAGAGATTAAGTCTTACGTATTTAATAATGTTATCGGCGAACTACAACTTAAGTCTAATGAATACGCTGCTAAATTATTTGAGATACCTGTGTATATTAAGTTTACTAACGAGGACATGAAAATTGGGGTAACTGTAAAACTTGATTCACAAGAGAGATCGTTAAGTTTGCTTAGTGGTGGTCAATTTAGAAGAGTTAGTCTTGCGGTGGATCTTGCATTATCTGATATAGTCCTGTCTCGTAAGAATTCAAGACTTAATTTAATAGCTATGGATGAACCATTTCAGAACTTAAGCGAGAGTAGTATGCAAAAATGCGTCGAAGTATTCTCTCAGTTAGATAAACCTCTATTACTTATAGAACATAATTCTGTAGCTAAGAGTGTGGTAAACAACACCGTTTTTGTAGAATATAGAAATGGAACATCACATGTCTAATCTAGAGAATTTTGAAAGAATGGCTGACTCGGATAGAGACTATATGACTATTGCATGTCATTGTTTGTTTAAGGATGATCTGATTAAAGCTCGTTTTTGGATGAATAAGTTATCAAACGATTATTTTCCTAGCAAGATATATAAGGATCTATTTGAATCACTCGTGTTCTTTAACAAATATAAAGAAGACAAACTTCAGATGTATCTAGTTAAAGCGGAGTTCTATCTATTAGTTAAACATAATCTAGATAAGATACAAGAAAAACTAGAGTTTAGACACAAAGAAAAATATCTACTATTTTTAGCTAATTTCTTCGGTAATTAAGATGGCTCTGAAATATTATAAGAATAAAGAAACTGGTGAGATTATTAGAAGTCTGAAGAAGCAAGATTCAGAATTATTCGAAGAGATATTGATAGCTCCTAATCAAAAATTTATGGTAAAAGCTAATGAAGGTATGGGAACTTCTAAGATCAAAGATTTAGAGAAGACTCTTAAAACTAGAGCGCGCAATCATTCAAGAGACACCGACCTAGATAGCAATATAACCATAAATAAAATTAATGGATTAGAAGAACAAGTTAACTCTGCTTTCTTAAATAATAAGAAAGAACGAAGACGTAAGATAGACGATATATGAGTAAACTACTTCTATCGATAGATTTATCTTCTACTTGTACCGGTTGGTCCATTTTTGATATGTCTAATCATAAACCTATAGCTTTCGGAATCATTAAAGGTAAAAATTTTAAGGACACCTCTAATCTGCGTATCACGATGAGACGCTTGGTTCAAATGGCAGAAGAACTTCTTTTAATTATAAAAACGTATTCGCCCTCACACATAGTTATAGAAGAGATAGCAGGATCAAAGAATAGAATAGGTCAGAAAACTCTTGATATGATGCACGGCATTCTTATGTATCATATAATGCCTCTACTTGATTCAGTAACATATTACGATGTGTCTGGAATTCAAGGTTGGAGGACGGACTTAGGTCTTAAATTAACTCAGGCAGATAAGATAAACAATAAAGAATCTAAAGCTCTAAACAAGAAATTAGGGCGAGGTTCAACCAAGATGCCCATAATTACCCCAAAGCATCTAGCATGCCGTTACGTAAATTCTCAATTTGGTATGAATCTTAATGTTGATCTGACTAAATCTGATGCTGATATTTGTGATTCTCTCGCTATGGGGCATGCCTTTTTGAGATTCAGATGTACAAAACTAGAAAAATAAGTTAGGATATAAGTATGAGTGACGATAAGTTTAATTTTCAGCATCAGGGTTTAAAGTGGATATACGAGATGGAACTTATAAATAGTCCTCAGCTGATAAACAACTTGAAGTTAAACATTCTATCTGTCTCAGAATCTATAAGTGAGACAGAATTACTGATGTCAGCAGATCACAAAGCTATCTTAGTGTTACTTGATTTAACGTGGTTCGGACGGGTTTTTAAGAAGAGAGAGATTTTCTTAGAGGTAGAGGAAAGAATTAAACAACTTCTTCCATCTTACAGATTGCGGGTTATAGACGATAAGGAATTGTTTAAACTCGCTGTTAAGAAAGTTCAGAGTGCTCTAACAGGAGGTAAGAAAAATGAAAAATCTAATACTAGCAATGTTAATGCTAAATCTAGTGATACCAAATCAGATATCAGCGGCGGAGAACTACAATCAAACGTATCTTCAGATAGTAAAAAACAATCCTAATATCGACAAGAAGTTAGCTCAGAAAATTGCGTCCCATATTGATACTTATTCTAAAAAGTATGGAATTCCAGCTAAAGTCTATACCGCTATCATCATGCAAGAATCATCTTATAACATCAAAGCTACTAATAAAAGATGCGGTTATAGCAATGAGTATAACAAAGTTGCCTGCGTTGTGGTTGACGTAGGTCTATCTCAGATCAATTATAAGACTGTTGCTAAATACAATTTAGATCGCCGTAAATTAGCTAGCGATGTTGAGTATAGTGTTAAATCAGGAGCTCAAGTCCTTTCGTGGTTCCATCAGAAGTATGCTAATAAAGAACCTAAAACGTGGTTCTGTCGTTATAATGTAGGTACTGGTAGTCATACTAAGATTCACGAAAATTGCCACAAATATATCAAGAACGTTAATCGTTACTTATAATTAAGACCCTTACTATCCTATATTATCTCTGGTACAATTTATATTGACCCAGAGGATCACATGGCTGACGATAAGAATCATTTATATTTACCTGCAACTGGAAAAGCAGTTTCATTAGAGACTATAAAAGATTGTTTTATAGTTCAAGGTATGTCTGCAGATAATATAGCCGATAAATTCTCTATTCCTATAAAAGAAATTAATTCAATAATTGAACAATTTTCTTTAGTCGAGATACGTAAAAATTTCATCGAAAAAGGTTTAACGGACATACGTAATATACAAGTTTCACAAGCTCAGAAATTACTGGGTATGGAAACTGATTTCAAGAAGATGCGTATATTGCAACTTGAAAAACAACTTCAAGATTACGCGGCTTATTATGCAAGGCATGGTCATTTCTATAAAATCCATCCGCTTACTAAAGAAATTTTGTACGACGTAGATGGCATCCCTATGTACATTAGATTACCTAATGTAACTAAGGAGATAACTCAATTAAAAGAGAGCGTAGTTCTTTCTGAAGGTTTAAAGAACGTGTTAGAACATTTAGATGCTATATTAAATACTGGTAAGAAAAAAGATAGCGCTATCGAAGCTGAATTCGAAGATCTAAGTAATTACGATGGTTTATTCTCTAAGAGATCATCGAAAGATGACGAATGATGGATATAGAAAAATTAGATCCTAAACAGTTTGCTATTGTATTT